GAATATCCGCTTATCCGCCCGTTATGGTTATTGCGTAGTATGACGGATAAGGTGCAGCCGATAATCTTCACTTACAAAACAAGTGATGAAGAATCGAAGTAGTAATCAACGCAGGCTGAACGAGGCATACGCAAAGGCGCAGCTGCAGGAAAGGCGGTACATGAGTGAACATAACGAGCAGGTAGCATTATTCGAGGCACTGGCGTTGCACCCCGAGTGCAAGTGGGTATTCGCTATTCCAAACGGGTTTTATTCCACCCCCGCGCAAAAGAATAAGATGAAGCGTGAGGGCTTGAAAAAAGGCGTCTGGGATTTATGCGCACCCTACCCGCGAGGTGGTTATCACGGGTTATTTGTTGAAATGAAATTTGGCAGCAACAAGCTAACGCCGGAGCAGGTGGAATTTGGTGACTTTGCGAGCAGTGAGGGTTATTTGTGCAGAGTTGCTTATGACTGGTTGACGGCTTATAACTTCATTCTGGAGTACATGGGATTGGAGAAGCATTTTGAGTAAGAATAAAGCAGACTGGAATAACCGGATCGTTGGCTATGACAATAAACCAGCATCATGGTTCTTAGCAAACGAGGCTAACTGGAGAATACACCCCAAAAATCAGCAGGAAAGTTTAGGCGGCGTTCTTGATGAAGTAGGCTGGGTTCAAGATGTTATCGTGAATAAGCGGACTGGTGAAGAATGGGGAGCAGACCAGAATGTTGAAACGTTGGTAGACGGTCACTTGCGGATTAGCTTAGCCTTACGCAAAGGTGACGAAACGCCCGTGCCTGTGAAATATGTCGATTTATCGCCTGATGAGGAAAGTTTGGTATTGTTGACGCTTGACCCTTTGGGAGCGATGGCGGCAAGCGATAAGGCAAAGTTAGAAGAATTGATGGCAAGCGTACAATCTGATGATGAGCGAGTGCAAGCGATGATGGCGGAGATGGGGGAAAAATTATCCGGTTTTCAATTCGACCCTGACACGCTGGTGGATAGTTTTAGCGGTGCTGTAGACGGCGATTCGGAGTATGGTTCAGTAACGCTAACGGATAAAAGAGATATAATTGAAGAAATAAAAGTACTTGTTAAAAGCGTGGGCATGGAAACGGCTTGCGCATTGTTCTTAGAGGTGCTGAAAAATGCCTAGATGTGGCTCTCAAATAGTGCTATGCGACTTGCCTGTAAGATTTGATACTTATAAAGGCTGTACGCACGCTTGCTCATATTGTTTTGCGCAAAAGAAAACAGATATTACAAAAATCGAGTTTGATGAAAGTCTTGCGTCACTAAAACGATTTGTCGAGGGGAAAAGAACAACGGAAACAAACTGGTGCGACTGGGATATCCCTTTGCATTGGGGCGGCATGAGCGACCCTTTTCAGCCTGCGGAGAAGTTGCATAAAAAAAGTTTAGAATGTTTGAAATATTTAGCAGAAACGCAATACCCGTTTGTGTTTTCAACAAAAGGCAAGCTGATTACTGAACCGGAGTATTTGGAAGTGTTGAGCGAGTGTAATGCGGTTGCGCAAGTATCAATGGTGTCGCCTAAATACGACCGGCTTGAATTAGGTGCGCCTACGTTCAATGAGCGGTTGGAAATGTTGCCGAAACTTGCCGCTGTAACAAAAAGGCTTATCGTGAGAATATCGCCGTATTCGCTGGGGCTTGCTGATGAAGTGGCTTCTTATATGCCTTTGTATAAAGAGGCTGGGGTTTATGGCGTAGAAATTGAAGGAATGAAACGCAGTAAGAAATATAACGGTTTTGTAAAAGTTGGTGGCGATTATTGTTATCCAGTAGATTTATTGCGAAAAGATTTTGAGATAATCAAGAATGCCGCAAAAGAAGCCGGACTTGCTTTTTATGTGGGAGAAAACAGGTTGCGAAATATGGGGGACGATACTTGTTGTTGTGGGGTTGTGGGAGTTGCCGGATTCAAGCCGAATAAGGCTAATCTAAACGCTTATTTGAAGGACGGCAATATCGAGTATACGGATTTAATGAAAACAAATAAAACGACTAGCGTTTTCGTCAATGGTTTTATGCAAAAACAATCCCTTGCGCTTACCGCAAAGCAAAAATCGTATTCAGACCTTATGGAATTAGCCGCCCGTTCAAAGACATTCTTGGAGATTATGGGAGTTAGCTAATGGAATATATAAAGTTGATGTTCAAGTGCAAAGGCTTTATCGCATTCGGGAACTGGAAAAGCAGGTTGCCGAATTGACTTCACGCCTTGACGCGATGAACGGGAGCGGTGAGCCTTGTGACTGACTTCATCGGCGGGCGTGAGTGTTTGTGGACGTACAGGCGAATGTGCGAGAAGACGAGGGTGATTTGGCAGAGTACAAGAATCGCATAATCGGGAGCGGTGTAGAACCGCTTGATAATATCCTGTTCAATCCGCGTAACTGGCGGATTCACCCGTTAAGCCAACAGGACGCGCTAAAAGGCGTGCTGGAAGAGGTCGGGTGGGTGCAGCAGGTTATTGTCAACAAGCGCACGGGCAACCTGATTGACGGGCACTTGCGCTGTCAACTTGCGGCGCGTGAGGGCAACACGACCATTCCGGTGGTTTATGTGGACTTGGAAGAAACTGAAGAGGATTTGATTTTATCGACACTTGACCCGATTGGTGCAATGGCGGCAACGGATAAGCAGAAGTTGGATGAGCTGTTTCGAGACATACAGTCAGACAATGAAAATATTCAGAAACTTATCACAGAAATAGGTGCTAAAGAAGGAATTATACCGCCTGACTTTGAACCAGTTGGAATTGATGAGCAGGGCAGACTCGACGAAAAAGCAAAGGTAACTTGTCCGGAGTGTGGGCATGAGTTTACACCTTGATTGGTGCAGCCACGAAGCCGCAAAGTATGCGGTTGAGCACTGGCATTATTCGAAACGTATGCCGAAATCAAGGCAAGTATATATTGGCGTGTGGGAAGATGAAACATTTATTGGAGCAATTACTTTCGGAAAAAGTATAACGCCTTATTTAGGCGATGCTTATGGATTATCACATACAGAATGTGCAGAATTGACGAGAATTGCTTTAACAAAGCATAAAGAGCCAGTTAGCAGAATAGCCACGATCGCTATAAAACTATTGAAGTTACAAAGCCCAAACTTGAGATTATTAGTTAGTTACGCAGACCCTAATGTCGGGCATAACGGGTCTATTTATCAAGCTATGAACTGGATGTATGTTGGTAATTCTTCAGCAATAAAACAATATTATTGGCGAGGTCAATGGAGAAATGATACCCCGATGTTTACAGCTTTCAAGACGAATCCTAATTTAAGAAAATCTTGTGAATCGAGAGAACTTACTGAAAAGTACAAGTATTTGATGCCACTTGATAACGAAATGCGCAAACAGATTGAACCATTGCGCAAACCTTATCCAAAACGCGGGCGAGGCGAAATAGATAACGCGTCTCAATCCAATGAGGAAACTGGCGGTGCAAGTCCGACCCGTCCGCTCTGATTTTACAGAATGAACACTATAAAAAATGGCTAAATTGACGGTTGACAAGGTGAAAGGACTAATTGACGAGATGATGGGCAACGTCTCAATGGTTGCGCGTACTCTGAATGTTAGTCGCACGACTTTGTATAACTACATCAATTCACATTCAACGGTCAAGGCGAAGCTGGGCGAAGCACGCGAAAAGATGATTGACAACGTGGAGTCGAAGTTATACAGCAAGGCGCTGGACGGTGACACGACTGCGATGATCTTCTTCCTGAAGACGCAGGGCAAGTCACGCGGTTACGTTGAGCGGCAAGAGGTGACGGGAGCGGGTTCAGAACCGATAACCTTTATCATCAAAGAAGCAAAACGTGGAGATGAAAAAGGAGATTGATTTATATCCACAGCAGTTTGGATTCGTAACTACAGAGGCGAATCTATCCGGCTTCATCGCTGGGATTGGAGCGGGTAAAACCTTTGCCGGAGCGGTAAAGGCGATGATGCTTGCGAAGCCAAACACAACCGGAATGATTGTTGCTCCGACATACCGAATGTTACGAGATAGTACGGAATACACGTTTCGTGAAGTTGCGAAAGACGTAATTATTGACGAGATCAAAACAGACGCGACCTATATTCTACGCGGTGGGGGTAGGGTGATTATGCGGTCTGCACATGAACCAGAAAACCTCCGTGGACCAAACTTACACTGGGTATGGATCGACGAAGGCGGGCTGACACGAAAATCAACATGGGATATTTGTTTAGGGCGTATTCGGGCGCAGGGGCAATTCGGGCATATTTGGGTTACGACCACGCCAAAAGGCAAGCGCAACTGGGTTTACGATGTTAGCCAGACTGCTGAAATATACAGGGCGACTACTTTCGACAATCCGCATACAGCGCAGGAATGGAAGGACATTCTTTTATCGAGTTACGAGGGGCAATTCAAGCGGCAGGAGTTGTTCGCTGAATTTGTAGCTTTTGAGGGATTGGTATATCCGCAGTTTGACGCGAGCCAACACGTTAAAGAGATGAACCCGCGCAACTATATCGGATTCGGACTGGGCACGGATGAAGGTTACACGAATCCGGCTGCAATTCTGAAAATCTATTTTGATGGTGATGACAACTTCTATATCGCAGAGGAATATTATAGAACTGGTAAACTTCAAAGTGAGATTGTAGAAGAGCACCTCCGCATGGCTGGGGATCACAATCCGGAAATCATTGCAGATAGCAGCGCGGCTGGGTTGATTGCCGCATTGCGGGACGCTGGGCTTGATGTTCAACCCAGAACAGGAGGTGTGTTGGAAGGCATTAAACGAATGCAGGAATTGTTTGCGAAAAACAAGATTATAATTGATCCGCAGTGCGTAAATCTAATTGCGGAACTGGAGAGTTATTCTTGGAAAGATGGCAAGGACGAACCGGTGAAGGAATTTGACCACGCCGCTGACAGTGCCAGATATTACATTACACGAAAGAAAAAGCCCGCCTTGAAGGCACGGCAATGGAGGTATTAATGAATCCCGATTTAGAATTATTGATGGGCGAGCTTGGAAAGCAGGCTGAAAATGTGCACGTATTCCGGCGATATTACAGTGGTGACCAACCGCTGATGTACACGCACCAACGATTAAAAGACGTGTTCAACAAGTCGACGGTGCGTTTTATTCAGAATTGGTGTGCAGTGGTTGTCGACAGCACGGCAGATAGAATTGACTTGAAAGGGTTTGACAATCCGAAAAAGCGGGCGAACAAACGGCTTGACGACTTTTGGGAAGATCAGTTCATTGACATGGTATCAAGGCAGGTTCATCAAGACGCGCTTGTTACTGGTGATGGGTACGTTATGCTTGACCGGATCAACGGACAGACACGCGCTTATTACAACTCGCCGGATAAGGTATTTCTCGACTACGAAAAGAACGATCCGAACAAAAAGCGGGCTGGGATTAAGTGCTATTACGACCCGCAGGATAACATGACCCGTGTTTATTTGTATTACCCGACCCGCATTGAAAAGTACGAGCAACAGGGGAACGAACGGGATTTGAACAAGTTTATATTGGTAGACGAATACGCAAATGATTTTGGTGACGTACCGATAATTCACTTCAGCTGCCAACCGGAATTGACGAACGTGATGCCGATTCAGGATGCAATTAATAAGACATTCAGTGACATGATGGTGGTTAGTGAATTTGGCGCATTCCCACAAAGGTGGATGATTACGAACGCTGATATATCGACATTGAAAGCAACTCCACAGGCGATAATGCAGATTCCAAAGGGGGTGAGTGAAGAGGAAGATACCAGTGTTGGAGAATTCAGCACTGCTAATCTGACGATGTTCCTGGAGACAATCGACAAGCTGACCAACTCGATTGCGGTTATTTCTCGAACGCCGAAGCATTATTTCTTCAACGTTGGTGCGAACATCTCCGGTGAAGCCTTGCAGGTGATGGAAGCTCCGTTGATTAAGAAAGTGGAAAAGCTGATAACCAACTTTGAGCATGGCTGGCTTGAACTTGCCGCATTAATTGACGCGACAGAGGGAACGACTTGTGTGTGGGAGCGACCCGAAACACAGCAAACGCTAATGGAAACGCAGGCGATGAAAACCATGCTTGAAATGGGGATTCCGCTTGTAACCATATTGAAGCAGTACGGCTGGACGATGGACGAAATCGAACAGTTGAAACAGGATCAAGAGGAGCAGAAGCTGAAAGAGGCGACAGTGATGGATAACGCGATAATCAATGCACTGTCACGGCTTGAACAGAGCAATAATCCGTACAATCTCAACTCACTAAGGCAAACGCAGGCAGAACGAGGTGTGGCTGAATAATGCCAGTATCTGAGATAGTAAGACGGGCGTTGCAGTACAAAACCGCGTTGGATGGGCGCACTGGGTATCAGTACCTCCAAATGCGGGATTACTGGATTGCGGTTAGGTCAAGCTTATATTCGCAGGCGCAAACGGTGGCACAGGAAATACTGGAGCGATTCCCTGATGGCGGCGCGAGTATGCAGTGGGTTAGGGAGCTTGATTATTATCGGGCGCTTACTGAGCAAGCTGATAACGTTATCGCACAGTATGGCAGTTGGGGGCAGACGTACACGCTCCAACAGGTACTTGACGAATATCGGATCAGTGCTGATGAAGCCGTGAATCTGATTAACATTGAACGAACGCAGGGGATGGGTTATTTCAAAGGGCTTGCACGCCCGCAGCTGGAGATGATGGCGGGCTTTGCGCAGGCAGACGCTCCACTGGGAAAACTCTTTGCCGGAATTGGTGAAGGGGCAAGGGAGCAGCTCACAGCGTCACTGATGGAAGGATTGGCAAAGGGAATGCCGAGTAAAAAGATTGCCGAATTGATGGTGAGCAACTTCAACATTCCGTTTGTTCGTGCTAATCTAATTGCCCGTACTGAAGTGAACAGAGCGCACAGGGCAAGCTCACTGGAAACCTACCAGAACCACAAAATCCGCCGATTTAAACGGATGGCAAGCAAGCAGCGGGCTTGCATGGCTTGTCTGATGTTAGACGGGCAAATTTACACATCTGAACACGAACTGGACGACCACCCGAATGGTGCTTGCGTTATGGTGCCGTGGGTTGATGGCGCAGACGAGCCGACATGGGATTATGGCAAAGATTATTTCATGGGCTTGTCGGAAGAGGAACAGCGTAAGCGCATGGGCAACGCTTATTATGAGGCATGGCAGAGAGGCGATTACCAGTTGGATGATTTAGCACGAATACAAAAAAACCGAGTGTGGGGTGGTAGCCCGCAGGTTGTTCCGTTGAAGGAATTATCACCTGATTGGAAGTCGTGGTATGCAAGGGATAAATAAATCCTTGTAATTATTAAAAGTATGATAAAATAACGAAGGAGATGAAATGGCAGAACCAGAAAAGACAGACGAAGCGGGAGAAAAGGCAACATTCGAGACGTTTGAAGCCTTCCTTACTGAACAGCCAGAGGCAATAAAAGCCTTGTACGAAACAACGGTATCGGGCTTGAAGAGTGCGTTGGAATCGGAAAGGGAAAGCCGTAAGAAACTGTCAGAGCAGGTGAAGTCACTCGCACCGCAAGTAGAAAAAGGGAGTGAACTGGAGAAGCGTTTGGCGGAGACCGCCAGAATGTTGCAGGAAGCAGAACAGCGTGAAGCCGAGAGCAGCAGACATGCAAAGTTCATCGATCAAGCAATTAGACCGGGTGTCAATTGCACGAATCCAAAGGCGGCGTACGCCTTGGCAACAGCGGAGGGATTATTCTCTGAGCAGGGAGAGCCTGACTGGGAAAAGCTCCGTACACTTGCACCAGAACTATTTCGTGTAGCCGGAATAACAGCTGCCGGAGCAACCGGCAAAGTCACCGGCGATGACATCAATGCCCTGATCAGACGAAAGATTGGTGTGCATTAAGGTTAAATTACTTGGAGGTAAACAATGATTGCAAAAAATGACGCAGAAGCCCTCTTCAAAGAGGACGTTGCGCAGGAAATTTTTAAGCACGTTGCCGAGAATTCGGTTGTGCTTTCACTCGGACGCAGGCTTGCGAACATGACTGCCGGACAGCGCCGGCTCCCGATCATGAGCGCGTTGCCGATGGCGTACTGGGTTGACGGAGTGCCGGGTGATCCGGCTGACAAAAGCCCGTCTGGACAGAACACGCTGGGATTCAAGCAGACTACAACCGCAGAATGGAAAAACAAGTACATTCACGCCGAAGAAATCGCCGTGATTGTTCCCATTCCGGTATCTGTGGCAGAGGATTCGAGCTATGACATTTTCGGTGAGATTAAGCCATATATCGGCGAGGCATTCGGAGCGGTAATTGACGCCGCGGTACTTCATGGCACAAACGCACCGAGCAACTTCCCGACGGATATTGTTGCTGCTGCAAAGGCGGCTGGTAACAGTCTGGAATTAGCTGACATTGGCGATTTGTACGACGACATCATGGGCTATGACGATTCCACTTCAACGCCCGG